CTTCACTCATTACAATCCTCTAACAACGCACTAAGCCACAAGTCTCTGGGAGAGACACGCCACTTAGCTTCGTGTACTAATTCTACTCCACCAGCTTTAACGCTACAGAATACTAGCTCGCTACAAAACCAGCTAGCATCTAGTTGCCAATCTTTTCTAGTAACAAACCCAGAGATAGCAGTCCAGTCATATCGCTTGCCTAACTGTGCCCTTGCGTGCTCGTAAATCTCTCTCGCTGAGTTCTCAGCCATCTCAATTGTCTTATAGGATACATCGCCAAGGGCTGACCTTTTAGGCCGCTGTACGACCCCCTTAAAGGGCAATGCGCCCAGTAATGAGCCGTCTTCCATAACTAGATCGACATGACTCCACTCTGAACGAGTAAACCATCTGATTAACTTACTAGTAAACCCATCAGTCTGAGAGAAAGCTATCTTAACTTGCGTCATGCCTCTCTCCCTCCTTGTCTGTCTCACCCGTACACTCGAAGTGCATCCCATCTGTCCTAGGGAAGTTACCACCCCAAGCAAATCCATGCCTCTCGAATATAGGGACGAGTCTTAGTACCGTACCAGACTCATGTGTGTCGGCTACGGCTTGCCCAAGCTTATTATGCCTGGGATTAATATCAAAAGCGATACCATAGCTATGACGGGAGACCCTGGTATCTGAGCCACGTACCATACGAGGCACAAAGCTACCGCCCCAAAACACAATGTCTCTAACCAAGCCGTGTTCTTCAATCTCATCAAATGCATCCTTTAGCTGTTGATGGATAGCCTTGTTGCAGTACACCCTGCCTGAGGACTTACCCCCATAGGTATGCTTACCTTTTAGCTGAGGGATATGTACCATACTCATGTTCTCTTGAACCCAGAACCTGTTAAGCTTAACCTCGCTACTATCATCTATGCGTATGTAAGGAAGCTTACCATATGCCTCCCTTACCTGCTCGTCACTAAGTGATAGTAACACGATCTCTATCCCTTAACTCTCCTAGCTTACCTTCGTTCCAGCCACTTACCTTAGAGAAGTAACCAGTGATACGAGTGATGTGATCTACATCCTTACCTTGTATCATATAGGCAGTTAGCGCACGCATGTCATGCTCTCTAATAGCCTCAGTAGTAAAGTGAGTGACGGTATCCCATCTCTTGTTGCGTACATAGTACCCTGTCCCATGATCTTCTTTACCAAACCAGAAGGTCGTGTCTGTATCATCCCCAATAGCCTTAATGAAATCCCTAACTAGCATCCTGTCTCTCCTTATACCCTGTCTCGTCATCATGACACTCGCCACAACACTCACCAGTACATGCTGGACATGTAGGAGGAGTATTCTTAGTAAGCGCCGAACCTGTAATTACCATATTACCACCATGCCTGTGCTGCGGCTATCCAACCGCCTAGAGTTACACCTATCACACCTATAATATACCAGACTTTATAGAGCGTGTCAACCTTACCTGTGTTTTTAACTGTCTCTACCACTACAGCGTCTACTTTGTCAATTAGCCTAGTGGAGGTATCCTTGAGCGTGTTGATCGCTTCCTCAGCCTTGCCTGTTAGCAGCCCTACTTGTGCTACTAGGTCTGTTACGTTCTGTGCGCATTGCCTACGTTCGTCTCGTCTGTCGTTACTTGCACATTCATCAACCATTAGTTACTCCCTCCTAACCCCTTAGCAAACGGGGAGCCTAGTTTTCTCTTCCTCTTTCCTAGTATCTTCTTCTTGCCTAGCTTACCCTTAAACAAGCTACCTAGCTGCCCCTTTGAGTCGAGGTCTTGAGTGTATAAGATGAAAGCCTCGATGCTGCCCTGCTCGATAGACTTAAGCAGGTTCTTATAAGCCGTACTAGCAAGGATACCCTTAAGCGTCTTGACATCCCTCTCTATCTGAGAGTCTCTTATCTTGTCCTGCATGACAGCGCCATCAGTAAAGATATTCCAACTCTTACTCATCATATTCACACTGATACGGCCTAATGCGAGAGCGGCTTTAGGGTTTATACCTGCTAGCTCTGTCGGTATCCATGCTGGGAATAGCGAACGCGCATACTTGGCACGATAATTATCTCTAAGCACCTTGTTGATTAGCCATGCCCATGCTAAGTATCTAAACAAACCATACCGCCATGAGTTAGGTATCTTCTCACCACGATGGTTAGTGCCTGATGTGAGCCGCTTAAGAACTGATGGTGCGAACACCGTAGCGGACATCATCCACCAAGACTGTAGCTTATAGACTGACTTCTTGCCTGCTGAGGTGAACACCTGTGGCATACCCAAGATATGATACCAGTACTGAGTTGTAGCGGCTGAGTTGATAGACTCTTCTATCATCTCCTTAACAGAGCCGTCAGCAATAGCCTCGTCAAGTGTCTTTTTCTTCCAGTCAAGCCAAGCTCTCGCTGCTACTCTGCCTGCAAACAGGGAGTTGCTATTCAAGTGAGAGTTGCCATATGCTAAGTAGCCCACTCTCTCTATCCAGCTTAATGCACCACTAAATCCACCATCGTCTGCTGGGACTATACCTTTCTGAGCCTTGAAGAATAGCTGGTTCATCAAGATATCATCCATCTTCTTATCTGGTGCCAGTGCATCATACCAGTGTTTGCCTGGGTACTTAGCCAGCACTTGAAACTTCTGTAAGTTATTAAGAGTAACGAGTGGTATGTTCCCCCAAATTTTAAGGAAGTTAATCCCACGTCCCATAATCTTACTTATATCTCTAGCCATATTATGAGAGGACTTGCCCGTCCACTTGTGTAAGAAACTCTCGAACCCTTTCACAGTCTTCAAGCTATTAAAAGCTTCCTCACCCTTACTAGGGGCGCGTAAGATAGCAATAGGGATAACAAAGTTGTCCATAAAGTCTATGGTTTCTTGAGGCAAAAGGTTCCTAGCTGAATAGTATTCCTTAGTCTCTTCCCACAACCTCATCGGCCTAATCAAATATGCCTGTCGCAGGTCTAGCCGAGCCATTAACTCTAATGCTTTCCAAGGGTCACGGATAAGGTTCTCTTCTCTCCACTTCTCACTACCCTCATCCTTAAGCTTGCGTCTCAGGGCAGTATGGTTAGCTGGCTTGCCTTGCCCAGCCTTAACCATTTTATTGAGAGCTTTAAGCGACTTCTCTGGCATATCCTCGAAGAGTTTCCTGTCATAAATATGGGTAATATACCCAGCTATATTGCTGATAGGGGGTAGGCCGACAGCCTTACGTGCTGGGTTGACTGTGTCAAGCACAGCGTCAGTAAGGAACCTAGCATTAACAAAGACTTCCATCTCGTTATCGCTTAGGTCGGGAGGGGGATCGTCTAGAGTATACTTGTCTAACAGATTAAAGAAGTTTACCCCTGACTTGGAAACTTTCTCACCACCAGTTACAACATGTCCTGGTGTCTTATCTACTGTCTCCCATGCACGCCTAGCTTCTTTAAGAAAAGCCTTAGTCTCGTTGAATGCTACTTCAAACTTAAGCTGCCCTTGGATTAAAGCCTTCCCTTCTTGGTCTAGCCCCATCTTGTTGAAGGCGTTGATAAGAGTATCAAAGGCAAAGAAAGAAAGCAGTCCTTCACGTTGGCTTAATACCCCAGGCTTGGCAAACTTTCTAAGCGGGTCTGGTTTCCCTGGGATAGATGACTTAGTTAGCCCATCGTCAGGGTCTATGAATAATTGCGTATTGTCTAATATCTCTGTAGGGTCAGGAGGAGGATCATATGTAATCTCAGCTCTCTGCTCTGGGTATATGTTTGACTCTTGCTTAGGGGGAGGAGCTATCACCTCCCCATCGTCATTAGTGGGAGCGAACCCATCATCCTCTATCTTAGGGATAATACTTCCTACGAGTTTAGGGGCTAACTCTATTGCTTGTTGTGCTACAGCCGCAGCCCTGGCTTGCTCAGCCTGCAAAGCAGCCATACTAGCACTACCTGACATGTTATGTAAGACATGTGCTATCTCGAACTCTGATACTTTTCTAAATGTAGACTCGTCACCCTGGCTTAAGGCTCTAGCTGCTTCACGTACCTTGGGCAGTATATCCCTGTTATGCTTAGTAGCTAGTTTGTTAAGGAAAGTGACAAGCTCGAACTTCTCTTGACGTGTAGCCTCAGCGCCTCTACCAGGATGTGCATGTAGCTCGGCTATCTCTGCCCTAAAGCCTGTGATAACTTCCTGGGGAGTAGGCAAAGCTGTCTTAGGAGGTGGAGGAGGTATAATAACTGTGGATATAGCGTCACCAGCAGTAACTGGCGGGGAAAACTTAGTCCCAGTAGGAGTATCTATAGGTGAGACAGTACGTCTCCCTGCCTGGTCTGTAGCAACTCGCCTCTGGGCTTGTCGTTGAGCAGCCTCTCGTGCTCTGACATCGCCTACTGCACTCTGCGCTACCAAGTCCCTATATATTCTTCTAGCAAAGTCAGCTTGCTTGCCACCCTTCTTAAGTTGCTCCGAATACCAACGAGGAAACCTTTTGTCTAACCTAGCTACCTCAGAAGCTTCTCTCATGCTCTCGAAGACTTGTGCCTTGGTAGCGAAGGGGGTCTTAGACATACCCCTGCCTAGTATCTTAAACATATCTTGAGCATCTTTAACTGGATTATCTAGTAAGAAGTCTACAGTAGCGAATACACCAGCTTGCCTCCAAGCACGCTTAAAGTCACCTGGATGTTCTAGTTGGCTTAATGTAAACCCAGTGGCCGCAGCGGCACTACGCTTTATAACGGGCTTAGGAAGTACACCAGCAAAATTACCTGCTAAACTAGTTATAAACTCAGCGCCTACACCAACACCTGTACCAAAGACAACACCTTCTTCGAATCCTGCCACTCCTTGCTTAGCCATCTCAACTGGAGCAGCACCCTGTTCTTGGCCAGCTTCTAACGATGTACGTATACCGTTCCATATGCCAACTGGGATACCATGTCTACCTATCGCCTCTATAACTTTATTAGGAACGAATGGGACAGCTCGGCTTAGCCTAGACCCAGCTTGTACTTTGAACGTATCTAACCCAGTTATCTTTCTAGTAGCAGCCATAAATATAGCAGCACCAGTCATGTGTAGTACATCGCCAGCGAACTCTTGGCCTGGCGTAGGGTGTTTAAGTGTAGGCTTGTCACCTAATGGGATAACACCTCGCGCTAGGTTAGCAAACAAGTAGTCACCAGCAGTAGACTCTATACCTTCTATGAATGCAAACATTTCAGCATCTTCTGGGGGAAGGTCATCACCGCGTGGCCTATCATAAGGAAGGTTCGTTACAAACTGCTGGACTCTAGTAGGAAGCGCTTTGAATTGCGCATATGATATGCCTTCTGCTGAAACTTGGTCTATAAACCCTTGCTCAGAAGCAGTGAGTTGACCAGCCCTGATCTGGGTAGCGTCATCTAGCACTTGCTGTTCTTCCTGGGATATACCAGTGATAGATTGAGTAGGAGTAGGCTCACTTAACCTACCTGTGTCCTCTCCTGTAGCAGGAAACTGTGTGCCAAAGTTAAACTTACGGGGAGTATCTATTGGGAGTGGTTCTTCAACTGGCTGGAATGTTTCCTCTGTAACAGCTACAGGTAAAGGCTCAGGCTGTACCGCCTCATCTTCTAACCCAGTACGAGTTACGAAGATATCACGAGCGCGATCTAAACTATTTGATGGAATTGTAGGCGCAACAACACTGTCAAAGAAGTGATCTCTAACAGCTAGCTTGCCCTCTGTTGGTAGCTGTTGGAATGTTTCTTGTTGGGTGACTTCTGTCCATGTTCTCGGCATAGCTCTCTTTCAGTTACTTAAGGTTCTTCCCGACCAGCTCATCTAATTCAGCATCGGTTAGGATAGGTTGCCCCTTAGTGTCTTTAGGTAAAGGAGTCTTGCGCTTAGCCTTCCCAAAGAATGGCTTCCTAACTTCACTAAGCTTCGTCTCGTCTAGAACTCTTCTCACAGCATCAGCTCCACCCTCTACGGCAACTTGCCCTAGTTGCTGGAAGACACTTTCTTTAAGTTCAGGCACGTCTAATGGGCTTAAACCAAACTCGTCCACAGTGCTATTAATTAGTTCTATAATACCGCCTACAGCAGCATCAACTTGTGCTTTATCCTTAGCAGCCTCAAGTCTATTCCTTAGATTAATCAGGTCTTCGTTAAACTTAAGCTTAGCAGCACTACCGAACCCTACTTCTTTCAGTAAGGCGGCAGAGATACCCTCTCTCTCTAATCCTCTAGCTAAGGCTATTTGCCCTTCTTGTTCTTTAGTTAGGTCTAGCGTATCTAGTAAACTAGTCAGCGTCTGGTCATCAGCATCTTCATCTAGTGCGTCTAGTATATCATCAACGCGTTTAAGTTGCTGAGTATCGCCAGTGATACCGAGTTGTTGGCTTAGTCTATCAGCAGTAATTTCTAGGTCTTGTCTAGCTATCTCCCTACGTTCATCACCAGCAGGGATTCTATTAAATAAGTTCCTGGCAGCACTAAGCTCACCAGTAAGGGAACCTATCAAGTCTTGTCGTTCAGTCGTCTCACGATCTGTACGAGCTTGTTCAGCAGCAGTCTGTTGTGCAGCTTGTTCTCTAGCCGCACCAGTCCTAGCTGTTAGCTCAGTAGCGGCAGCTCTACGTCCAGTTATTCCACGCTGGAAAGTTGTTTCCTCAGCCTTAAGCCTAGCTTGTTCTATGGCAGCTTGTCTCTCACGTTCAGCTTGTACTTGATCGAAGATAAGCCTACCACCAGCAGTCTCTTGTGTAGATTGCTGTAAGCCTAACTGTTGTTGCTGTAGCTGTTGGGTAAACTGTTGTTGCTGAGCTTGTTGCTGTAGCTGTTGTTGTCTCTGGCCAACACCTATAACGTCGATTAGCTGCCCAGTCGTATTAGTTGCTTGGGGGAAGAATAAGTGTGCCATCTTAGAACCTCCTCGGCGGCAAGCCTATAGGTGGAGGTGCCGACATAGAAAACTGAGGCGTTAGTTGTTGCCCTGCTAAGGTAGGAGCGCCAGATGATCTGACTCCCCCTACTCCGCCACCACCTGCACCTTGTAGCTGATTAAGTAAAGCAAAGTTAAGAGGAGCTTGGCCTAGGGCATTGCCTATGCCTTGCCCTAACGCGCCACCTACTGCTCCTATATTCTGTTGGATACCTACACCTTGTTGCCCAAACTGGCTAGCTATACCAAGCTGTTGCCCTGCCTGCCCGCCTAACTGACTAGCGAACCCTAGCGTGCTCTCAGGGCGTTGGCTAGCTAAGAACTGTAGCGTCTGTAGCCGCTGTTGTTCAGCCTGTCCTAGTACATCACTAGTAACACGGCCTAAGCCTAGTCCAAACGCAGATGAGTCAGTAGACCCACCAAATCTAGATATACCAGATGCTAACTGGGTCTGACCTGACTGTAACAAGTTTTGAGTGCGTATACTCCCACCCACAGGTGACTGAGCGAACTCCTGAAGCCCTGGTAGCGCTCCTAGTGCAGCTTGTGATAACCCTTGCCGCAATGGTGCCCCTTCTTCATACACCTGTCGCTGGAAAGCTAGCATCTGTTGTGCCTGCCTACGGGCAGCACGAGCTTCTCTCCGAGCAGCACGGCCAGCAGACTCCAATCCAGCTTGTTGCCTATTGGCACCAAATATCTGCCCACCAACATTCCCAGCAGTTGAAAGAGCTGTCGCAAGAGCAAAAGCAGTAAGCGGTTCTACCATGTTATTCTCCTAGTCTAGCTGTCCTACATCACGCATATTAGCTAGCAATTCGTTTATCTTATCTATTACATCGGCTAAAGAAGCATCAGCAGGTAAGTCCTCTGTAGCTGTAGCACCTGCTATATTGTCACCATCTAGTGTCCCGGTATCTAGTGGGCTTAAACCATATACATGACTAGTTACTTCTTCAACCCACCTGTTCATATCGTCCAAGTAAATCTCTAGGTCACCCTTATAGAAGGGAGCCTTAGCAAGTATAAGTTTAGGCATTATCCTAGCAACCTCATAGTCAAGTTAATATCAGTAAGCACATACTTGGTAGCATCTGTCTCAATTATCTCTAGCTCCATCTCTCTGCCACTCCCTAGCCCTACACGTCTTATCCAGGGGTTCCTGTCCCCATGCTCGCCTAGGTCTAAATGCTCATAGTTCTTAAAGTCACCCTTGTCAAGATTATATCGGTAAATCAACTGAGGGTTACTAGTTGAAGGAGGCTCTACGCCACGTTTCACACGGAAGTCTATACGGTTAAACTTAACCTTCTGTCCTAGAGAAGGCTTAATCGCAAGCTTACGCTGTACCCTAATTGGTTTGCCGTCATCATCTTTATGTTCATTACTCCACTCGAAGACCTTACCAGTAGGGTCATAGTCACCCACATACTGGCTACCATCTAGTTCCATATAGCTATTGATAGGGAACCGTACGAACTGACCATTCTTCCACTCGTTATCTTCTGACCACACATTATGTAGATAGTCCCAAGCAAAACACTTCCCCTCTACTGGAGCAAACCAGCGGATAGTGTTATCAGCCCTAAAGTGTAACGCGTACACCAACTCAGGGCTAGTAAGCTTTCTTATCTCAGCATCTATATGATGCGATATCTTCACTGGTGCTCCACCTTGTAACTGGTATATGCTATAGTCATCTCCTAGCCAGTAGAGCGTATTGTTAGCCTTAATAGCTGAGTAGTCAGCACCTAAGCCTGTATCTATAATCCTACTATCTGATCTAGCAAATACTAGACTACCACCAACAACGCTCCAAGGCTCAATGCTTCTGTCCTTGAAGAGATAGATAGCCTCACGTAACACGATCATGTTCCTGATAATGTCCCCATCCTTCTTAACAGATGAGAAGCCAGCATCAGTAAGCGCGCCTCTATCCCATTGCTCTGGGTTACCACTAGCTGACCATGAGAACTCAGTGTACTCGCCCTCTGCATCCTTGTACCCAGACATCACGGTGTAGTTGCTAATCGTATCCACAAACCTAGCCTTAGGAGGACTACCACCTAGCACTTCAAGTGTACCCTCTTCGATCTTGCTCGGCCTACCGCCATTTGCAATAACTAGAGTCTCATTATGTACTGACCAGGTAGGCCGCTGTGGAGCAGTAGGACTAGTAAATATAGAACCCATAGCAGATGGAATAGCAGCAGACAAGTTATACACAGTACTATTCCTAGTAATTGCATACCCACTATCCTCTGGAATAAGCGCCATAACATTCTGAGAAGCGCCTGTATCCCATCGCTGAGCATACCCAGGGCGTTTGATCCAGTTCTTCATAGTAGACATACGGCCATTCCTAAGCTCAATATGAGCAGGGAAGATCACCTCTAAAGAGTCATCATTCTTATTTAGTGATGGCGTAATAGCTACGTTTTTAACTTCACCTTGTGTGCCCATTATCTATGCTAAGCTCCCAACTAGGTCAACATCTCTTCTTCTGTGGTAGACATTAACTGTTATAGCTGCACCTGAACCAGCAGAAAGATTGATAGTCAATGTGCTTATCCCCGAAACTCTCCATAGCCAGAATCTAGTGATAAGATTAGTATGGTTTGTTAACTCGCTATCGTCCGCAATAATTCTAGTTGCTATAAGAGGAGTAGCGACTTCATCCTCATAGTCAAAGTCTAGCTGCGTGATAGTATGAGCACCTGTCCCACTATTCCCAACGATATCAATCCTTGTGGCTTCTACCTCGCTATAGATACTAAAGGTTCCTGAGTCACTAGACCCAGCCAAGTTATCTGTAGCCTGTAATTCCCACACCTCCCCAGTACCGTCCCCTTCATCATCTCTAATATTAGGGTAGACTTTATAGGTATTGCTTATAGGGAAAGAGGTAGCACTAGCCAGCCGTAACGTAGAGGACTTTAAGACAATCTCATTACTGTCAGTCGGCGGGGTATCCATGTACCATAGTTGATATGGCTCGTTTTCTACCCATATCAAGTCGTGTTCTTCCTCTGCAACATCAGGGAATGTAACCCCAGAATCAGCTATCAAACCAGTCTCAGTTGAAGTAGTAGACCCAGTCGCTATGACATAGACAAAGTCACTTACCGCTAAGCCACCAGCAGGATCAGGAGAAACGCCACCTTGGTTAATTGTGCTTCCCCGGTTAAACCAAACAATAGTCGTCCCACTGACAACTTCAATAGGGACTGTAGTAAATCCACCAGTTACATCATTATGATTAATGTCATTAAATTCACTGGTACCATCATTCTCTTCACATAAAATCCCATAAGCTTCAGGGTCACCAGAAGTAGCAGGTAGAATATTACCAGAAATTTCTGTGTGGCTTGTATCGTCAAGATGAATCCCTGGGACAGTTGTCTCCCAATCAGAGATAGTGTTGTCAGCTACTTTGCAAAGAATTGACTCCTCAAACTTAATAGGAGTTCCCGTAAGGCCAGTAAAATTGTTTCCGATAATCTTAACCTTGTCTGCATAGAGAACATATATCCCATCATGCACATCATGGAAGTGACAAGCGCTATTCACGTCTGAGACACTTATGGAATCATCAGCATCGCCATAAATCTTAAGAGCTACCCCTGCGCCTTGGTTCTCAAAGTGGCAACCTTTAATGGTAGTATGTGAGTGGTTCCCTGTGTCGTTGAATAGCGCCACAAGAATACTAGTGGCCTCATTAGTCCCATTCCCATCAAACCAGACATCCCGGATATCGACGTTAGTAAGATCATCACCCTTCATTATGTAGTCGTCAGTAGTTACCCCTGCATCGGGGAATGAAAGCTTAGAACTATGCCCAAACCCTATCACCTGGATATCATCCACTAAGTCTAGGTTCTTGCCCTTCCACGTCCCAGGAGGAATTGAAAGAACACCACCTGACTGTGTTCCAAGAAAGTCTATAGCAGCCTGTATCGGGACAGAATCATCAGCCCCTCCAGTAGCACCGCCACTAAAGTCAGGGTGCCTAATATCTGCTGCAGGATATTTAGTAATAGGATCATCAAAGGACTGGTTCCCATCCTCATCAAAACTGAGCGCCTGAAAGTATTCGTCTCCATCATGGTTAACGTGTATTCCTCTAAGCTGCCCGTCTACTATCTCGCAGAACACATGCCCTATAGCAATAGACACAGGAGAGGGAATCGACGCGCCATGATTAAGCGCCTCTGTAAGATCAAAGTCATCAGCGTCATCATCCCAGTCTTTAGGGGAAAGATAAGCTGACGAGATAACCCAAGCATCCTTGTCCAGGATAGTTGTAACATCATCCGAAGACTTGACTATAATCCTGTAGTTGCCATCACCCCAGAACGATACCCGCCCTGAATCATCAGCCACAACAGGATTAGCGGCAGGTGTTGACTTGCCCTCGTCTGACCATACCGTCATTACCTCTGTCGCGCTACCAGCCCTATAATGGTATACCTTACAGCCAGCATAAGGCGTACCTGTGCTATCTGAAAACTGATCTGTCCATAATTGTGCGCCTAATGCTAGAGACATAGTACTCTCCTATTTGTTTGCGTTGTCAAGACGCATAAGATTTAGTCCAGCTAGCCACTTCTGCTCGAAGCGTTCAGCACGGTTATCATCCATAAAGTACGAGCCAATAGCGACAACCCCATCTATAAGGTACTTCTCATACTTAGCTGGAATACCTACAGTAGTTGTAAGCTCATCAGTATCAGATGTCGGGAGAGTAATCTCCTCGTACCATCTAGCTGTAAGCAAAGGTAACGTACCAGTAGCTACTCTAGGGAATAAAGAGATGTACTTCCCGGCTGTCACTTCCCCCTCAGTGAGTTTAAAATACCTTGGATTACCCTCAGTGGTATCAGCCATCTCATTGAACTTATTAGCGTCTAGAAACACTAGTTCTCTGGGTACCGCACTAGATGCTATACGCATACCTTTACTGTAATTCGTAATGCCAGTACCCCCACCCCAATCTGAGAAGGCTATACTAAACAAGTCGTTCCCAGTATAGTGATGCTTAGAGTTCTCTAGGAACTTCCACCCTGCAATGTCGTCATCAAGAACAGGCTTAGTAGGGTCAGCTTGAGGAGTAACAGAAGAAGTCTCAATCTCCTTCAACACCATATCTAGCCAATCTCTACCAGCTGCTAGTTCCTCATCAGCCCCTAGTATTTTAAGAGCTACTGCTAATAGTTCTCCTCTTGTCATGTCAGTCTCCTAGTAAGCAGAAGCTACTACGCTCTTGCTTGTCTTTTCAAAGTTTCTCTTATTCACAAGACCCTTAAGCCTAAAATACTTAGCCTCATATGAAGCCACCCTATTAAGGTCTATCCCATGTATGTCTCCAAGCGCTGAGGCAAGAGCATATACAAGCGGCTCGATCCAATGCCTAGGGAAGACAGGCTCACCACTATGGGTATCCATATCATCTAGCTTCTTCTCTGCCCAGTAGACCAGTATCATATCTGTGTCCGATGGCTGAGGGTATAGAAATATCCTGGGAGTAGTAAGCGGCCTAAAGTAAAGTTTAGTTGGATTGCCTAACTCTTGCTTAACGCACAGACGCTGGAACTCGTCCCTGCCAATTATGTCCAGTGGCACATCTGTATCGCTTCTTCTTATAAAAGCACGAGTAACACTAAGCGTATCTATGTCAGGAGCAAACTCTCCTATTGAAGAGTAAGTCAAGCCTGACTGCCACGTACCACCAGTCTCACCTCTAAGCTTCCAATACTTAGACCATTCAGCCCCAGTCACAGGCTCATTATCAACAGATGAAGTATGTGTTCTATAGCACGTATAGATAGCCGAGTCTGATCCAGTCACCTCACTAGAGGCACCAAAGGTCTTAGTAACCTCTTCTTCTGCCCAGAGGAACACATTGTCAGCCTGTAGATTCTTAACTATACTATTAAGAGTATCCTCAGCCATTTCATAGCTGCCAGAAGGAGCACCTTTGACACCTGTATAACCTACCATTGTCAAGGCACGTTCGATTATCTTTAACCTAGTGATAGCCCAATCTGTAGAAGTAGGGGTGCTTTCAACAACCTCTTCCCTCATGGGTATTCTTATTACGCTAACAGTCATATTAAGTCACCGTGAATTCTTTAACCATCACCTGCTGGATACCATTCCCATCAGCTACCAGCGTATAGGTCTGAGCATCAAGCCAAATAGGAGAGTCCCATTCGCCGTTAACATCAGAAGTTGTATATCCCTTATAGTAACTAGACGACACATTCCCTGCGTCATAATCCGACTTAAGGAAGATATAAACATTAGCATCTTCCACTGGAGAACTAGCAGCATCCTTAATGGTTAGGTTCCCTGAAGTTGGGTAATCATGGTCTACTTGTATAGTCCCACTGCCAAATGCAGGAGCAAAGCTAATAGCCAATCCATCAACCACCGTATCGACAGTTGTGATAAGCGCATCAGTAGTAGAAGCTATACTCACAGCACTAGCCGTAGTCTGTAGATCACTAGTATCAATTGCATCCACAGCAGCCTGGACATCAACGATATCAGAAATAATAGTCGCTTGGCCTGTCTCAAGAACATCTGGATAGATTACATCTCGCCACGCATCAGCTCCAGAGGCTGAAGCTATTACAGCTACTGAATCAGCATTTATTTCAGCTTGCGTTAGGTCTATCTTATAAAACCCAAGCGTTATCTCAGTGGCTGGGGTGTTAGTAGCAGCAGCAAATGCTGCCCCATCCTTAGATATACTTACTGGTACGGTTAGCCCCGCCAAACCTTCTGGCCTAGTGGCTGTATCAACCATGAAAATTATATAATCGTCCAGAGCTACGTTCTTAGGTATACTCACTATCTTATCCCTCCCCTTAATGGGGTTTCAAGCCCCGGTCTAAATTTATGTTCAAACAAATCTCCGTTACCACCGCCACCTGGTACGCTATAATCACTATTGACTAAATATCTTAATGTGGTTGATCCTGTATCATAGCCTATACCCCAAACATCCTCGCCTTCACCTATCGAGGCGGTACCTTTTGGGAAGGTTCTGATGTTGTACCCAGGCCACCAAGACACAGGAGAGCCGAAAACAGAATCAACCCCGATTTCAAACAACCTAACCGTGCCAGTGAAATCGCTTATGCTTTTGCTTATTATTAAGATATCGTTCTTTGTTATCTGTACAGCGCCAGTTTGGTAATCTAGCCCCAAGTCCTCAATCTCTGACCAACCACCGATATTGTTAACATATATTTTCCCTCTAGGGACTGCTTTGTCTTGATAAAAAACATGCAAATTCCCATTAGAATCGCACAACGCTGTCATTTGCGTGGTAGCATCTGTAGCCTGGCTTGTAGAAATTTGAGTTGGTGAATCGTCCCAAGTATTAGTGGCTATATCATAAGCTTGGTGGAATATTTGCCAAGTAGTGGATCTCATGAAAGCATGTATTTTGCCGTTTGGTTGGTCATACACTAAAGAAAATTGATGGTCTTGGAAAATAGCAAAGTCTGGAACCGCTGCATCTGACCATGTATCAGTTGACTTGGTATACTTTTTCATATAAGGCGGCTTTGTATCGTCACCTATACCATACAGCATAAAAATATATGATTCACCGTCTATTTCGTCAGTGGCCACTGCATCAAAGTTGTCAGCCGTATTGCCAGACCCATCAAAAGCCTTAATCCTTTCACTCCACGTATCCGTTCCTGGGTCTCTGAACATGCCGAAGATATCTGACAGGGCGTTTGCCCCACCCAGGAAATAAAGGGTACCGTCAGCAAAGTGGACTAATACGTTTCTTTGCGTCCACTGATAAATCATGTCGGGGAATTCTGTAGTCCACGCGGAGAAAGGATCAGATTCAGCCCTAAGGCATACAACATCTGCACCCGTAGGGAAAGCCACGAACCAGCCTTCACTGCTTTTGGTACAGGAATATGTTGGTGCTTGCGTTGCAACAAAATCAAGCGAGCTAGAAATCTCATAAGTAGTAGGGTCAATATAAATCGGGGATGTTGCTTCGTCTAAAAATGTCTGTTCTAATGTGAATGTAATATTGCCGTCAACGTCTGGCTGACCATATAGGCCAATTGTACGCAGGCCACTTGCATCAACTGTTTCGAGAAAACCCCAATAAAAAACAGCGTTGTTTATATCGTTGTCTTCACAGAAATGTACAATCAATCCATCTTCTCTGACGATTACGTCATAATTAGTATTAATAATAATCTTAAATTCATTCCCGACTGGCTTGTTCTTTAAAACGAAGGTCTCTTTTACTTTGTAATTGTCAGACTCAATGAGAGTTTCAAAGTTCTGGTACTTCTTGCTAGCTTCGGTTCCTGATACGGGAGACAAAACAGGGTTCCCGTAATCATACCCAGAGATTGTGTCAAGTTTCCACTCTAAATATTTACCTGCTTTTTCAACACAACAAGAAGCGTCAGCGGCTTTACTCCAAAAGACTTTACATGTTGGAGAGATATCAGCTTCTTTGGAAAAGTCTCCGCCACTATCTGAGAAGCTTAAGTCGCCTGACAAAGGTGGAGCTATTTGAAGTTCTGTCCCGTTTGCTATTTCTGGCATATTAACCTTATCCCTAGAGGGGACGGGAGGAGGATGAGCAACCCGCCCCAACTCTAGGTAATTTATTATCTACTATAACCAATCTACATCCGTTGGCATCTGTCTAGTTTCTTTAAGCCGTTTAATAGTCTCGATCCTCTTGTATACTCCTAGTTCTTCTAAACTGCGTTGGTGGCCTTGCTTAAGCCTAGACTCGCATGTATCATACTCCACACACTCTAGACGACAACTCTGCTTTCTATCCGAACTAGAACATACAGCAATATCGATGCTTATTATTTGGCTGGCATATATATCCTCAGACTTCCTGTCATCCCAAAAAGAAGCGGGTGGAGAGTAGCTACGTGAAATGATATCTCGTATCTCTTCATCAGTAACTTCCCTCCACCCATCAGTCACTAGGTAGTATGCCTAGTATAGTGCGCTTTGATCTCAACGACAGCTGTATCAACCAACGTATCGGCTGTAAGCATAGTCAAGTCAATCGTGTCAGCAGCGGCATAATACTTGCCACCATGCACGTAAGCATCAGTCCCATCGGTACCTTGGGTAGTAGCGCCAGCAGAGTTAAGATTAGCCGAAGCGTCCCAACTCGTATCACCTGCTCCATCACCAACAGAGGCTGTTAGAGTAGCCCCCTGCGCGGTAATACAGCGTACCTTCACATTGTCAATCCACATTCCAGCTCCGACTTTAAGCGCCTGAACAATAGCAACGCTAGTCGCGTTAGTTACGCTAAAGTCGAGAGTGTTTTGCAGATAGCCTTGATAACCTTCCAGGATTTCGTGTTCCTGTGTGTTGTCAATAAAAGCAGTAATTGTATCGGGCATATTTACACTCCTTTCTTAAGCGTCTGAGACTTGGGTTCTAGAAACGACAACGCTAACAGAACCGTAATCTAAGCTGTTGAATACAGGTTTACCTGGTCGAGCAACCATTTGCCAAGACCATCCACGCTCGCGTTCGTAGTCTTTGGTTTGTTGTACCATCTTAGGACGTTCGCCCCATGCCCACAAGCCAGCTTGTTGACCCATAAACAAGGTCTTAGCATAAGGGATATCGCTTCCAGCCCCTCCAGTAGTCAAAATATTGACTCTGCGGTGTTCGTGAATAACAACATTATCCCAGAAGAAGGTAGCTCTTTTGAAGAACGGGTGATCTGGTGCGCGATCTAACGCAGTACCAGCAGCCGTAACCCACACAGAGTTCTGCTTCCAATCGTATAGTACGTCTGGATGCACAACCATAGCGTAGTAGCTTCCGCCCTCAATGTTAACTTCTTGAATAACTGGCTGGGCATCATTCCCACCAGTTCTTGCCCATGTTGCAACTTTGGACACTAAAGCTGGGGTAAGCTTATCAGCGGCCTCCAGGGAAGCGATGCTGTCAGCATCTCCACCATAGAAGATTTTAGTAGAGCTAGCATCGATAGTTGTAAACAACTCAGTATCAATCTTATCTCTACCCCATCGCTGGAGCTTGGCAACAGCAGTAGAAGGGATATCAAACACAACACGCTTCTGAGACATCTTATTAGTCTTGACAGCGTGTGCATACTCTTTAAGCGTTAACGCGTAATCGTAATGCGTAAGAGATTCTTCATTACCTTCTAGTGTTTGAGTTTCATCAACACCCAGGCCAGTCAGATCGTACACGATACCAAAGGTAATCGCGTCACCTTTAGTCTTAGTAAGATCAGTCTTGACTTGTACGATGTTGTTTTCACTCTCGCCAGCAAAACGAGTCATAAAATACGATTCGTTTTCCATAACGTTAAACATCTGCTTTTCCCAGAGCTTTACTGTAAGCGCATCATTAGTTGTAATAGCTGTAATAGCCATATGTAAAGTCTCCTTTTAATTTTTAGACAAAACAAAACCCCACCAGAAAACTCTGATGGGGCATGTAGTGGAACAGTGCTAGTCTAACAGAGAGTTATCCTGTCTTCTTCCTCAACTCCTCACGTATTCTTTTAGCTAATAGCTCAGTCACCTGTGTAGGTGAGAGGTGTTCTATAGCCTCCATTGTAAGTTTGGGAGAGGGATCTCCCGTCGAAGCTCCAGCCTCATCGATACTCTTAGTCTTACCTGACACCTTCTTAATCTTCTTCACAAGTTTAGCAGGTCGTTCCTTCAACTTGTCGCGTTCAGCCTTAAGCGATACTAGTTCTCGCTCTGCCTTAGCGCGTTGTGCATAAGCATACACAGTATTAGGATCGAACTGATATGGATCAGCCCTAAACTGTGCAACAGCCTGAGGGTCAGTCTGCCCATCTCGTGTTAAGATAGAAGCAATATCAGGGATAAGAGAATCAAAGTCAGGGATGCTCGCCTTGAGTGCTTGTTCATTCTGAGTTCTTGTTGCGTTTTGTTGAGCGTAATATTTTGTCTGAGCTTCTTGTGCCTGCCTAAGCCTTGCTTGCACAATCTTGTCAACAGCGGCTACATCTATGCCATCATACTCGTCACCAAGCACATCAGCGGGTAATGCAGTTTGTTGAGATTGAGTACTAGCAGCAGCTAGGGCAGCTTCAAGCTCACTTATACGCTTCCTGGATACTCCAACTTCCTCAGTATGAGTCTTGAAGATTGCTTCCTTCTCCGCCACTTGGCGACGAAGCTTAGCAACTTCATCTTCCTCAGGTTCAACATCTTCTTCTGATTCTTCTACGGTTTCAGTTTTTTCCTCTTGCTCGTCTGTTTCCTCCACAGCCTCGTCTTCGTTTTCTTGAATAGAATCTTCTTCTACCAATACAACTGTAGGCTCTCTACCTTCTTGCTCAGCGCTGATACGTTCGAGAATCATAGCGTTAACTTGGTCTTCGCTTAATTCCTCGACATCAACAGCGGTACTCTGCTCATCTAGATCAGAGGCCATATTTACTCCATCACCCATGTTATCCTCCTTTAGGCATCGTTTGATGGTGTTCCTATAATTAGGCGCTTTCGCGGTATTCCCAGTTCGGGTGAGAATAAGCTAGTATTTAATTTGCTTGTATTCTCCTATACCTGACTATCTTACTCAGGTTTGTTTGGCGGTATTCTACCACACTTGTCAACAATTGTCAACTATTGCAACCCTTGCTCTTGGTTTGCTATCTGAGTTTTGGTAATCTCTGTCTGCTGTCTACCCTCTTCTAAGTGCTGCTCTCGCTCTCTTTGTGCAGTAATAGAAGCCATTATAGTTTTCTTCTGTTCTTCTGGGATATCAAAGAACTCGATAAAGATTTCAGTTGGTATAGGTGCGCCTACTCTGGCGAGTTCAATGAACTGGGATAGGTTCTCTTGCCGTACAGTTGGAGTATATCTGCTCTCAGTAACAACAACATCAAACTTAGAGATATCGGTATCTTCTAACGCGCGCATTACATCTTCCGAGCTAATCTGTGTTTGGTCTTGGGCTTGTTGTTGTCCCACAAACTCGCGGCCACCCAAAGTAAGCCCTTGCTGTCCTTGGCTGCTATCTTCTACTAGCCGCAATATACGCTCTGGTGTCCACACCTTAGGTATAAGTTTAAGCAAGATACGTCCTTCTAGCCTATTAGCTAGAGACAAATTATCATACAGGAACTCGTTCCCTAACATGGATTGCCGCTTCTTCTCAGCTATAGCCACACCAGATTCAGCACGAGTGCTGATCCCTTGCAGCTCAGCATTAATATTAGATATCTCTCGTAAGGTCTGGGTAGATAGTTGCTCTAGATTAGCTATCCCAGTAGGGAAACCAGATGACTCTAGTTTAACGGGGGGGTTATTAACTGGGTCAGAAGAAGTTAGGACTGCTCCTGGGGTAGATGAATTTCTAATGAACTCCTCTTTCTGGTTCTCATCATCAAACGTAGTGCCACCCACTAGCCAGTTCCAGTTAATCATCTTATTGACAATATCTATAATCTGAGAGTGGCGCTTGTTAATCTCTTCCTGGATACCCTTCATTCCCTCTACTTTGCCCCATATCTTATTCTTCATCTTCTTAGCATATACAGGGACGATAGGAAATTCTGTATCAAAATTATCATCAATCTCGTTACTAATCAGCACATTGCCAGCAATCTTAACTACACGCATGAATGTCTTAGCAATAGGGATGACAGTAAAACCTTCTATAGTCTTAACCTTAGAGATATCCTCAGAAGTCCAATCATCAGCTTCTATGAAGACTTCCTCTTCATGGTTCATTACGACATGTACCTGCTCGAACTCTTTGATCCAACACTCGACAGCTTTAACTCTCTTTTTATAGCCATCAACCCATTTAAGACCACTCACCCCACCAGCAGTAGGGTCTTCACGAGTCTTACCTTTATCCTCTTCAGCAGGCCAGATAATGTTCTTAGCTTTCTTAGGCCACAACCCTTCAACTTTATTCCTGCTAAGCCATTTGGTCTTAGCTATGAACTCGCAATCGCCCAGATCAAGCTTGTCATGCTCTCCAAAGACCACCTCATCCCAAGGGTAATGTTCGATCACAATATCCCCCAGTGGATTCCTGTCGTATCTTATCTTAGTATTGAGTAATCCTCTCCCTACGATAGCTGAGTCACGAAACGCTATAGTCTGCTCATAGTCATAATTAGTAGCTTCTGTAATATTTTTAGATACGAGATTGTAGATATCAGCGATTACCTGGTCGCCTCCTTCTACTGGAAGGTATTTGATATCGAGCTTATTCTGCCGCTGGAACCCTACTAGAAGGTCTATAAGCGGCTCAATCTTGTTAAGGGTAATAGCAGCCCTCATTGACTCTTGTAAGTTAGACTTATCGTCTGACGACCACTGCTGGGTGCCATCGTAATAACCTATTGAAAGGTCGCCATTATCCTTAAACTCTTGCTGGTATTCCTCACCTAAATCTACCTTGGCTTGTACATCACTTACCCAGTCATCCTCACTCTTGCCACTCTCACCACTAGTTGTCTCGCTAAACCTCTGTGGAGCGAAGTCATGTGTGTGCCCATCAGCACTAAAGATAATCAACTCACCACTAGGCTCAGGAGCATCAGGCGGGAGTATGCCTTGTAGCTTCATTGCCTGTATAGTTTCTATCTCAGCCTGTTCTTCCGGCTTAACACCTACATCATGCCTATGTTTGTTATCTCTAGAGGTTATGCCAATCCCTAAATCATCCAAGAAGATAAGGTGTGTATGCCCCTTCTCCTTAGTTGTACTCATAAAAGTTGCCATCTTATACTCCCATAAAGGTTAATTTTCTAGGTGGAGAGGTATCGACTTTCTTCCATTTACTCCGCCTCTTAGCTTGCTCGCCAAAGATTCTATTGTCTAGATAGTGGAACATCATCACGCAGTCAGCCTTATCAGGACTATGCCCACCTCTGCTCTTTAAGTGTTTCTTGCTTTCTACTTGTACCTGCCCTGTTGACTCATCGTACATCAACACGCATAACTCATCTTTAAGCTCAGGATCGTTAGGTATCTTTATCGTGCCAGACTCGAACGATTCTCTGGTACGCCACCATAACTCATCACGTAACCGTCTAAACCTCTCTCGGTTAGTAGCCTTGCGTGAGACATCCACTGGGTATACCCT